CGCGCAGGCTACTGCTGATGGTAAGGTCACCACGTTTTATCAAGCGTCCGCACCTACCGCAGAGGGAGAGGGAGATCTGTGGGTAGATACCGATGACGGCAATAAACTATACCGTTGGAATGGATCAAGCTGGGTAGCAGTACAGGATGCTGATATAGCGCAGGCATTGAGTGATGCTGCTACTGCTCAATCAACAGCAGACGGTAAGATAGTTAGCTTCTACCAAACATCATCTCCTACTGCTGAGGGCGTGGGGGATCTGTGGTTTGACACGGATGACAATGATAAGCCATATCGGTGGAACGGCAGTACGTGGGTAGCTATGCCACAGGATTATGCAGACTGGCCCAACGTGTCAGGTACTGGCAAACCTGCTGACAACGCAGATGTAACTACACCTATGAAGATAGCGTGCAAAATAAATTACACTGCATTCTCTACACCTAATGCAGGGGAGATATTCTTTCATGGGTTTGACTCGTCTGGGGCTGCTGCTAACGTTGATCCTGTTGTATCTGTTGACGGTGTCTCTACAACACTTACTAGAGATTATACTAACCCTAACATAGCATGTGATGTAGCCTATATAGTGTACGACACTAGTTGGGCATACACGCACGACTATGTACTTATGCGCAAGGTCGGTGGTGTGTGGACATACTTCGACAATAGCGTTAGTGGTACGCATACGGTAGTAGGTACTGAAATAGTTATTGGTGTTGCCGACCAATCTGGTACAGAGACCGTGGCTAGTGCTGTTGTGTGGGGGTATGGCGCTAGGATGGGTGATGTGCCTGATATTGGTGCAGACTCAACACAAGGTGCTCTTGAGAATGGCACCGATATGACTAGTGGTTACTTGTGGCTTAAAGGTGCAGGTGCTAAGATAAACGTCGGTGCTAGTCAGACATACCAGTCACAGGGAATACAACTTGAGTACAACTCTGGTACGCCTAGAATGTACATAGGTGATGGTAGTCAGAAGTTCATGGAGTTTGATGGGACTAACTACACTGTAGGAAGAGACGTAGTAGTCAGGAACACACTGAGCTGGAACAACGATAAGTTGTTTATGTACTCCGACTATACTAGGGGAGACATATCTACATCTGGTGCAGGGACATCTAATACGTATGCTGACAGGATAGAATTACTTGGCACTGGATCTGCTGTAGCTAACTCTGTCATACACATGACGACAAAATCTGCCAGTGTTTTGGTTTATGCTAACGAGTGGGAAATTGAAAGTATGAACTGGAGGGGAAAGCAGGCATTTGCTTTCAGAGCAAACAGCGGAGGTAGTACTACTGATTATTACTATGTTGGCTTCGGTTATGTAGATGTATCTGGGGCAGGTCATGCTAACAACGAGTTTGCTGGCATTGAAATTAGACGACTTACTTCTGGTACTCGTGCTAGGTGTGTTGTTATGAATGGTGCTACTACTACATATGGTGCCACCGACTACACTCTTGGTGACAGTACGAGTTATAGGTACTATATTGTTAGGGTGGAGCACGACACAGCATCATCATATGATATATACCTCGACGTTTATAATGGATCACCAGTGTTTAACAACACAGTATCAGCAGGGCTACCTACAGGTGTAACTGCCGCCTACGCTAGCAGTGCCATAGATATTAACTCAACTGGAGAACCTTCTGCTAACCGTGTGCTATACGCCATAGACTTTATGTTAGAAGAGTTGTAATAGATAAGGGGCACATAGCCCCCTTTTTTATATCTCACATATACCTGCTACACAGGCCAGTTCTTGCGTTCCAGTTGTGTTATCCTCCTTCTCAAACTCTTCAAGATCTCTCCAATCAAGCTGTGGGAAAGTGTTAACCATCTCCTTATATTGATCTTCTGTTATCTCTTCATATGGTGGCTGTGCGTATACATGGTCTGAATACGGTAGGAAACTAACGCCACTAACATCATCAAAGTTCTTATATAACCATGCCCCTATAGCTAGGAACTCATCATCTCTATAGTACACAGTGATTGATGGCTTATGTTCACACCAATGTTTTTGATAGATACTCCATAACTTTAACTGATTCATGGCACCTACGTTACTAGAGAATACAGTACTTGCTGGTGCCTCAACAGGGAACGAGAATACATATGATGCTGGGTTGGTTACGTCAATCTCACATGGTACTCCTACTGCACGAAGATAGTCGCTTAAGGGATCAGTAACACTATTTCTAGCTCTCCTGATATAGTACTGTGCGTGTCTTGGGTGTATACCACTAGAACTATTTACTAATTGGCTTACTGTACCACTAGGTTTAACGCAAGTAATTGCTGTTGCTTGGTTAATACCTAATCGTTCACTCCATTCTATGTTGGTTTCAATAGCCTCTATACGAAGAATATCTAACACATCACTTAATAGGACGGTACCTGTTAACTTGTCCTGTAGCTCAGGAGCGAACCATGCTCCGGGCTCAGTAACTGATCCACTAAGTACTGGATGATCCATTATACCAGTAAGACTTACACCTAGCAGTGCCTCTTCCTCTGTGTTACGCTTCCAGATAGGACGTAGATATTTAAAATCTGTTAAGGTTGCTTGTAAGGTTCCGAGTATACTTGCAATTCGAACTTTGTCTCTGAGAGTTTCAAGTGTATCTTCTGGTCGAACAACAACTTCGGAGAGGTTGCAGAATTGGTATGGTCTAAGTATAATTTCGGAGCATGGATTTGTTCCAAAATCATAGCTAGTATCCCTTCTGCTATTTCGTCCAGCTTGTCGTTGCGAGGCAACTCGACTGAATATACCGCGTTCCCCTGATTTTGATTCATATAAACTGCTCCATTCTTTTAGAAAAGATTCTAGGTCTGGCTTCTCTGTATAGCAAACAGAGTTATTGGCCAGAGCACGTTGAGGATTAGTATCCCACCACTGGCCAGACTTAGCCCGACGCATCCTGTCATCAGTAAGATTAGACAGACTAATAAGGGCAGACCTACGCACACCACCAACCACGACAACATCGCCAATCTTGCACGCGATGTCGTGGCACTCTTCGCTGTTGAGTCGTCTTCCTGCTGCATTAGTAAATCTCTGTACTACAAAGTGAAACAACTCGTTTAGTGGATCTGGTCCACTGCTCCTGCCACCTGTAGTTTTTAAGCGGGCACCCTTTGGGCGCAATCTTGTGAGATCCCACTTGGGAATAGTTCCTCCATATAAAAGAGATATGAGCTGACGTAGACTAGACGCCCACCCTTTCCTACTATCTGGTACAACTATGGTACTATCTGAGTGGTGTAACTCCTCCGGTATTGTAGGTAGTTGATTTATATACTGTCTCTCGACAGAGAACCCTACACCAGTACCGCACATTAGAATGTACATCATCTCGTCAAATGCACGTGGATGATCTATGGGTAGGTAGCTACAATTGAACCCAGCTACATTGTCACGTGCTAGTGCGGGCCCGGCTGACATCATAGCACGCATTGAGGGCATTACTTCAAGCTTAAGTATGCTGCAATATAGATCGTCAACCACTCTATCATCAAGATTGCAACTAACCCTAAAGTAATCAATGTATCTTTTAACTGTCTCTTCCCACGTTTCGCGTCTATTCTCATCTTCTAACCATCTAGCGTATCGTGATTTGTGTATATATGATTGGTATTGGTCCAATAACCTTACTCCTTAAAAGTCTAATTGTATATTTAAATGAATAGCGTTGCCCATTAAGTTTAAACGTAACACACCTAGCTGTCCGTAGACAACTGGTACAAATGGTATTGGTACAGGTAGCTGTTCAGGCTCGTATCCTGTAACCACAGATGGTTGTACACCAAATGCCAGAGAGTTTCTTCTCCAAAGCTCATAGTCATATCCTATCATGAAGCTACGATTGTAGTAGCTATTCTCGAATGTAGCCACAGCTATATGGTTGCATTGCACACCGACCAACTTATTGTTCTCGTTGTATCCATCCCACGCAGGAATGTGTGTGGTATACAACCCTATAGCCAGAGCCACCGTACTACACAGAGTGCTCATACACTAACGTTTGGGTCCGAGGGAGTAGTGTGCTCCCATATCTTAACTTTCTTTCCTGTGTCCGTCTCGTACACGTTAGTACACATGTAGTCATACTCCTTATCACCGTGCTTGTACTGGAAAGACAGGGCATCTGTTACCTCATGGAACTGCTTGCGGTAGTTATGATCAACTACCTTATTCGTACTACGATTCCACTTAATGTATGTTGCAGTATATGGCATCATATTACTATGTCCCATCTCGTGACAAAGTTAGCACCAAAACCAAGCCAACCAATCGCCACATAATCTACCCGAATTGTTTTCACGTCAGCATCAGTAAAGTTTTCTACCTCCTGTGCTTTTAAATAGCGTGCGAGTAGGACTTCTGGCATGTTGTCAGGTTTAAAGTACTTGTGTGTAAGCCACAGCCGAGGCAGTATAGTACCAAATATACTCACTGTTCCCACTCCTCATGATCAGCCATAACCATTATTGGTTCGACAGACGCGTAATGATTGGACTTGTTAACAATGTCCTCCACCATACCGATGGCTTCGTCTTTGTCATCCTTGGTAGCGAGTGTGGTCCACTCCTCTTCATCTGTACGAGCGTACTGTACTTCAAATTTACCACGTTGATACGATGGTATTACTCGATAGATCATAGATAGTTCCTCAATAAAAAGTCAAGAGAGACGAAGCACGGGTCATACTGACCATCATGTACTTCGTTCTTAACAACGATACCACGCCAGTGCTCTCGGTTACCCTGAGCCTGCATGAATCCCTCATCGTGCATGTAGAATGAGCCACACTGCAATCCGTGTATGCGCTTGTACATACCTGTGTACGCCACGCCATACTGGAACATCTGATTGTGTCCCTGACTAAAGCTGGCTTTGAAGTTGTTGAGCTTGGTTTGAATCATACCACCCATTGGTGCTGACATAGGGCTGTTGGGATTCTTGTGATAGTGACAATAGGAGATATTGTCGATGATTACTGGCTTAAGAAATTGGTGTACTTCCCAGCCGTAGTTCTCATAGTCGAGATCATCAATAGATATTCGACCCTCAAGCTTGACTGGATCTTTCTCGATTGCTCTGGTGATGCGGTCCTCGTGATTACCGAGAGTTAAGACCATTCGTGGCTTGTATTTCTTTTTCTTGTTGCGCGCTGCGTGCTTGTTATGAGCGTACAGTGGATTAAGTAGCCGTTGCATAGCCTCGTGTGTAGCATTAACATCATCGTGGTAACGACGATTCTCCATGCTCTTTGAGCCCGGCGCGTCATATGAAGACAGGCTTGGCATATCAGCGAAGTCGCCGATGTTGATGATAACGTCAGGCTTCTTCTCTACGATGTAGTTGCCTAGCGCCTCAAGGTGATCAGTCGGTACTCCCGGACGTACTTGGCAGTCTGGTATAAACAGATGTCTCATTCATTACTCCCCATCTAGTAACCTCTCTAGTATTGTAATTGCGGTCTGTACCTCATGATCACAATCATATTCTTCTTGCTTAGCACGTAGTGCAGATAAGATTAATTCTACCTCGCTATCAGTCAGGTAATGCATCTTCCTCCTCCTCGGGTGGAATGTAATCATCGCACCCCTCTCTCATAAATTCAAATCGTACCTTTACTCCCTTCGCCTCCAGTCTATACATGTCGCCAACACCACACTTCTTTGGGCACTTATAGTTACTGCAAGGAGAAAAGCAGAATGTAGCTACGTTGTTACCATGCCGCGACAACCGGTCCAGTTGTCCAGCGCACGGTGAACTCATCTTCTGCCGGAGCTTCCGCAACAAAGTCGTCATCAACTACATCCTCACGTAAGTGGTCTGTTAGTAATCTGGCCAGTAGTAGCGCCTCATAATGATCCAAGTCGGCGTCGCTGGTTCCTGCCATTGGAACGAGCTTACTAATTGTGGTCCCATTTAAAGTAACCTGTACAATGTAGGCGCTTGTCTCTCGGTCAATGCCTCTATCAAAACTTACTCTCATTATTACACCATTCTTTTGGTATAGTATCTATCGTGTACCACAGAAACCCATGTGATTCTGCCCATTCGGCGTGGGTACGCTTAGTACCATCTTTGCGTCGTTGTGCACTAGGCATGGGTAGGTCTGGTCGCATGAATATAAATACTATCTGTTTATCTGGATTAGATTCTATTACAGCCACGTACTTACGTGCTTCGTTGCTGGTCCTGAATCTACCCTTAACTTCTATTAATATGTTAGGGTCACTGCGTGGTACAAAGTCAGGGATGTATGCTGCTTCCCACTTGTACTTAACCTTAGTAGGCTCATAGTCACAGTTCTTTAACTTTTTTTGGAGCACTTCCTCAAATTTAGATCTAGCCATACATGTTTAAACTCCGGTTTAGGGCAGTTACAGCCACCAAAATTGATGACGTACTTGCCACACTTATGGCAAATTGGTCGGCTTGTCATAGTTCTCTACCCATATTACTCTTCCTCCACACTTTGTACATCTGTACTCTGTTGAGTAGGTTGTTCCTCCGCAGGACTCACACTTAAGCCTTCCGGCACCGTCATAGGTGGTTCCCACATTTCGTTTCTTTCTCTTCGCATCCATAATAGCCTGCCTTGTAGAACAAAGTATTCATATGTGTAGCCACGAGATGCGTACTCATCCCACACAATAGCACACATTTCTTCTGGTGTCAACGCTTCTGGTAGTATCGACTCAGCTGCTATCTTTCCAACACCCTTGATACCGGTGATACCGTCTGTGCTGTCTCCCATCAGTAGCTGTCGGTAGAAATTTAGATTGGCATCATCATCAGTAACGAAGTACAGTTCCTTTGTATCGTAGTTGTAATGCCATCCTGGGGTATTGTTAAGGTCTTTGTCTATGCTTGCTATCACTACGTCAGTACGACCTGTTGATAGTATGCTGACTTCGTCGTCTGCCTCCTGCCCGTTGACTAACTTAGCCTTATAAAACTTTACAAGATATTGACGAAGCTTATCCTCGTGGATTGGACGATCTTCCGCCTTCCTGTTTGATTTATACTCTGGGTATATGTCATAACGGAAGTTACCCTTGCCCCCTATGAATATCTCGTAGCTTGTTAAGCGCGGGTGCCGCAGGATACCATCAACTATATTGCGTAGGTTTGCTATGCTGTGGTGTAGTGGTCCTGCTTCCTTTACTTTCTCAACTACTGCGTCAAAGGATGCCTCCTCGGCAAACTTATCAGCGTCTTTCTTGTACTGGAAGTCTGCCACTGGTATACCATTATGGTTGTACACCATGTAGCAGCTCGTTTCATTGGCACACCCTGCCTTAAATATGGCAGAGTCGAGGTCAATTAAGAAGTGCATCAGTTCCTCCGAAGAGGGCCGAAGCCCTCACTCATCCTTTGGTACTATAGACAACACTGATCCCTTCGTCTGCTGATCAGGCTCGTCGTACTCTAACAGTGCCATACACAGACGATCAGCTAGATGCATGGCATATGGCAGTGCAGATACGGTGGTCTCCTCCGTACCGTACTGCTTGTTGACTACCCGCCAGTTCATAGTCTCACCATTAACTACTAGTGGTGAGTCATTACGCTCTACGTAGTACAGTTCGTTTTCGTATATCACTTATTCCCATCCTCCGTCTCGTTCGACTGCTTGTTCTAGTTCTTCTAATACAACACCACCATTGGCCACCGTCTTGCTGACATCGGCATAGAACACGCCAGTTAGATCGTTAACCGCTGCTACGATTGCATCGTATCGATCAGACTTCTTGGTTGGTAGTGGTAATGCGTCGTGGGCCAGCGCCACACCGATTACCTCAATGGCATCTTTGCGGGATGACTGGTACTGGATAGATATTTGTGTGTCGTTATACCCGCCGGATGACTTACCCCCAGATGATTGTACAGGTGCCTGCTGTTGTTGCTCTTTGGTAACGGTAGATATGTCGATGTTTTTGAATGCGCCATTCGCATCCCAAGAGAAGGAGATACTGTCTCCCTTTGCAAACACTGGCGCCGTGAACCCGTGACCATACCAGTTACCATCTGACATCTTGATGCCGTACGCTGTACCATTACCGCGCGGCTTAGCACTGATTGCTTCTACTTTACCTGTTACTGTATTACTCATAGCTGTACCTTATGTTAATTATAGGTGGCTTCCACTAAACTCGTACGGTGGCTCGACAGATTCTACTATCTCTTTACCCTCTGTCCAGTGCTCTCCGCACTTAAATCCCGTTCCGAGTGGGACATTGAACTCGATATTATATACCTCTTTTAAGTAGTTGTAAACACAAACTGTAAAACATTTTACCGCAATCTCTCTGACTATATCAACTTCATCAGGGTGTACTTCCATAACGACACTGTCGTGTATGGTGTTAACTATAAAACTACGCAACCCGTTACTGTGCAGCTCGTGCCACAGGTATGTGAGAGCTATTGGTATTATGTCAGCCGTAGCTAGCCCTTGTACTGGGTAGTTACATATCTGAGTAGTGTTCGTTACATAGTTACTTCCTCTCTGTATCTTGGTATTTGGATAGTGATAGATGAGTCCTGTCACTGTGCGTACTTTCTGCGTAGCCAGAGCCTCGTCAATCCACGACTGCTGTGCTGCTGCTACACCGGGATACTTCTCCCTGAATGCGGCGTAGTACCGCTCCTGCTCAGGTGTACCACGACTACCACCATACAATGGCTTGAATGTTTCTGACTTAGCTGACTGTCTCCAGTCACCCTTGGCTTCCGTATTAGCCAGTACTTCCTCAAGTGTCACGCCGCGCAGTTGGCTGGCAGTGAATGAGTGTACGTCAAATCCATTGTTGATGTCAGTGATGGCCCGATAGTCCTGCCCTAAGAAGGCAGCCACGCGGAACTCTAACTGTGCTCCGTCAATCTCAGCTATTAACCAGCCCTTGTTACGGGCACAGAATAATGGCTTAAACTCACGTGCTTGGTTCTGGAATTGGATAGCATACCTAGCGCCAGAGCTACTAAGTCTCTGTGTCTTGGTTGCTGTCTGATTGAAACGGGCGTACAGTATGTCCTCTGCCTCCACACAGGCCATGTACTTGTTGAGGGATTTAGTTAGCTTAGCATTTAGAAATGCATACCGAGCGTTCAGCTCTAGGAAGGCACGCTGTTGCTTGTTCCTGCCCTTGAGTGAGGCTAGAGTTTCAGAGTCAGTCTTCCTGCCACCACTCGGAGTTCGTATTGGTTCTCCTCTTTTGTTCTTGAGTTCGGCTATGCCAAGTGTGTCATATATAAACTCGCCCAGTTGCTTGGGAGAATTTAGATTGATGCCACCACACATCTCGTCGAGCTGCAATCGTACTTCATTGAACTCTATTAGTGTGCTGTTATACACCTTGGTGACACGTTCTTTGGACAGCGCCATGCCATTAGATTCTATGTTGGCCAGCACTGGTGTGAGTATACACCTAGTCCACATAGTCTGCAACAGCCCAAGCTCTCGAAGCTTATCACGCTGTCGTAGAAATATCTCATGCGTAACGTTTACATCGTATATGCACCTGCGCTCTAGCATACTGCGAGGCAGGTCTGATGGACATACACCTCCTTTAATGCACTTATCTATGTACGGTTCTTTACCTGTCAATCCATAGCGCTTGGCCGTCTCTCCTAGAGAGAGCTTATTAAGTGGTAAAGAAGTAGTCCCAGCGTAGATAATATACTCAGCAATGAGAGTGTCCCAAACAAATACATTATGCAGGTCCATGCCCGCCCTCTCCAACCACTGAAGATCGAACTTGATATTGTGGCCGACGACAAAATCTGCCCGCTCCGCACGCTCCTGAATGCTCTGAATAGCGTACTCGCTTCCCCATACAACGGAAGTTCTACCTCTAGGTAGCGATGGTGTGGGTTGTTTATCTTCTGCGTTAACATCAGTTCGTACAGCTGTTCGTTCATAGCCGACGGAGAGGACAAGAGAGTTCTCCGTATTTTGTGCAGATCCTTTGTCCTTATTTGTAGTTTCAAAGTCAAGCACGAAGTAGTTGTCTGAGCCATAAGTTTTATACCTTGTTAGTCTGTCAATTAACGTGTCCTCCCTAGTTGTAATACAGTAAGAAGAGCACGTAGTGGTACTCTTGGCGCAAACTCCAGTGACCACGGTGCAAGATATAACCTACCACCAACAGAACTGACTACTTCCCTCGATCCGGCATTGTTATCACTGGCGTAGTAAGGCCCGCGGTAGCCTATTAGGATAAGCTTGTTTAATATTGTGTTCCTGCTTATGTCAGGCAGTAAACTCATATCTACACTAAAGTCGGGCAGTCTTTTTTGTGCTATCACTGTGTCTCTCCTATGTTCGATACCTTTGACACACGCTCATCAACACGGACAGGTATGTGGCTGTGGTCAGAGTTAAGTTTGTTCTTGGTCAAGCACAACATACGCTTACCCTGCTGATGGAATACTTCATCCATACCCATACCAATCATAACATCCATCTGACCCTGCACACCTACGTTAGAGTAGTACATGTCGTTCTTCTCAATCGCTAGCTTACCATAAGCACTGTCAGATGCTTGGTGTAAGATGATGTTAACCAGCCCATGCTTCTTACCCATAGAGCGTAGACGCACAGAGAGGTACTCATTCTTCTCCACCTTGGTAAAGTTACCACGTGTGTCCATGTTAGCCATCTGATCCACGATAAGAATATCAGGCTTGTGTTTCTCAACCATAGCCTTGATACCAAATATAGATCCGGGGTCCATCTCGTAGAACACTAGGTTGCTATACCCATTCTCAAGAGCACGTCTCCGTGCCTCAGCCTTGTGCTGTATCATGGTGTCCCTGTCCATACCAGACAGACGAGAGTAGAAGCGTGACAGCATAACCATGGCCGCATCTTCATTACCACAGTACAGTACCTTACGTCCATCGTGCATGAATCCAGCAGCCATGTTAATGGCCAGCATGGACTTACCAACTTCAGTAGGTGCATAGATAGCTATCTGCACACCCGGCACTAGGCCACCACCAAGCTTCTCGTTGAGTATACTTGGGTGTACCTTGATTAAGTTTTCTTTCTGGAATGAGGCAAGTACCTGATCGATGTCAGTATCTACAAAGACAGTACCTTCGTCTGTCGTGTTGGACATATCACGATAGTGGTTATACTTATCGAGATAGTTTGATATGGCAGTCTCGTCCTTACTGACAAGTGCCTCGGCTAAGTGTTTCTGTGTGGACTGGAGCTTTAGCGTACGGTACTCAGCCAGTGCATTAGGTATAGACACTGGTGTCAGTGACTTAACTATCCCCTCGAAGAAGTCACCATGCTTGGGGTACTCATTACGTAATTGGTCAATTAAAAACTGACGATCAACTGCTTCTGCGTGTTCGTCATTCTCATAATACTGCTTGATGTGTGTCGCAATGATCCCTCCCTTGTCATCGAAATCATCAGCGATGTCCATGACTGGTGAGATACTATCATATACATTACGATCACTTAGCAGTGCTGCTAGTATTCGTCTTTCACTCAATATTAATACCCCTCTCAACAGCTAACTTATGCTTAATAAAGTCAGATAAGATGGCGGCAAGTGCTATGCTCTGATCAAGATCTAGATATATGCTAGGTGAAACGTCATCGTCATCCGCATGGAAATTAATATTCTGTATCCTGAATGAGCTAGCATTAGTTTCCCAAGTAGCATCAAAGTATGCATCCCCATAATCTGTATCAAGTAGTCGTACCGAACGTAACATGTAGTTGTTCCTCCGTCATGTCTTTTGGGTCTTTGTCAACGAGTACAATAGAAAAGTTTTCAAATAAAATACTCCACTGTCTTTGTAATTCAAACGCTGTTGCCTGTGCATCTTGGTCTAGGCATATACGCAGATCGGTTACACCTATACGTACAAGCAGGGATACAAGGCTGTGTGTCATACCAGTACCGAGCAGGGCAGCAGCACATGTGTGCTTGTTAAGCGCCTCTGCACTTGGTATATCCTCAACTAAGTACAGCGTACCATTAAACTTCTTGTGTGTCAAATGTGGGAAGTGTGCAAGTGGGTCTTCAGTCTCCTCGGTCAGGATGTTAATTGCCTTCGGAGCATATGAATAGTCAGGACTGATAGACGGGTACCGTCTCTGCACATACCCTATGCACTGACCATACCACGACAGTATTGGATAGTACAGGGAGTGAGTGCGCACACTATACTTAACACGTGGTACTATATCAAGAGCAACGCTTGGTATACCTGACGCCAACAGTATATCCCCTGCGTTAACGAGGTCATTGGGTAACTGTATTGTCACCCGCTTGCTAGCAGGCTTGGTTGGTTTGTGTGTAGAACTGACACCGCACTTGTTACGGAAGCAGATATAACTAATCTTACCGTCGCGTGTGTCCACTATCATACACTTCTCTTTAGTACTACCACCTCCACATACTGGACAGCAGATTCTATGTGTGCCGGGCGATAGGGTGTACCCTCTCTGTACGAATAGCTTCTCTAAGTTCACGTGACATTACCTCTACTAGTGTTCGTGCGTGCCAAAGCCTGAATCTGCTTGGCGGTATTGTATCAGTTGAGGAAATACTAATGCTGCCATCAGTGTACGTCTTAACTATCAAGAAGAACGGTGACGGGTACCTTATTGTCATTGCGTGGTTGGTGGCAACGTTCATACCTTTGCGAATGAAGTAATCTCTGATAAACCCCGCACGATACCGATCTACGTGAGTGATCACTCTGGTACTAATGGTCATGTAGGTCTATCTCAATAATACCTTCTTCATCATAGAAGGGGTCTACATCTACGTCGTCACATGCAGGACAGTATGGTTCTCCAGATGGGTCGTAG